TTTTGGATTGAACTGGCATGGCTTGGTCTTGCCGTAGGAGTAACCGCATGAGCTTAGTACCTAAAGAAATTTTGTTGTCTCACTTGCAGCGAGCGGAAGGCGCAGAAGAAGTAACGCTGCCAATAGACTTTTTTCGTGACCTGCTTTATCAGGCAATGCCACAACAACGCACATGGGTAGGGCTGACGGATGAAGATGACATTGATTGGGAAGATGGAGGCAACTTAAAAGATTTAGTCAAAGCCATAGAAGCCAAACTCAAGGAGAAGAACACATGAAATACGAAGACATCAAAGACTTCTATCAACGCTGTGAAGAACACCCTGACCATCAAAGCGGGATGATTAGCAACTCAATGATTCAACAACGGTTACATGAGGAGATTGACGAACTGCGTGAGTACATCGAGCAAGTATTAAAGGAGAAGAACGCATGAAAACCAAGCAAGAAATCAAAGACGAAATCAATGAACTGTATGGGGCTAATCAAGCCTTGAGTGATGCACTGGAGGCGCTTCAGGCTCAACGCATGGAGGCTATGAAAAAGATGATGGCTTTGAACCATATGCTCAAAGACATGGAGAACAGCGATGACTAAACGAGAAACAATTATTGCCTTTATCAAAGATATGTTGCGACCGCGCACGCTAGAAGAGATCATCGCCAAGGAGATGCGCGAGGCTTATTTATCCAAGATGAACGCAGAGCAGTCGCTTGAGTATGCAACGAGCGTTGTGGACTACAACCGCCAACGCATAAGACGTTTGGAAGAAAGACTTAAAGATTTAGGAGAGCAAGATGCTTGAAACAGTTGCTTGGGCAGTTTTATTTATGTGTTTGGGTGGGGCAGTCGTAGTGATTGTCGGCGTAGCAATTTTGATGATAAGTAGTGACCAATGAAAAAAGAAGACTGGATATCCCTCTTGCGAATAACAGGCATTGATCAAAATGCTATTACTTTAGCCGTGCATGGCTACGAGATAGGCTTTGAAGAAGCAAAGTACGAAGCAATAAAACAATCACCAATCATTAAAGCGGAGGAGAAGAGTGAGAACAAAGAAACAGGCAATCGATGAAGCCTACAACGCCTACATGGCCTCAGTAGCGAATCTGCGAATTCATGAGGCTAAGTGGCAAGCAGCTTGGGATGCAGCTCCTAACGCATTCCTATCATGGGAACAGCACAAAAAGAGCCGACCACAGCGCGCAGAAGTGATTCAGAAATGGATCAAGGCAAGAGACTTTTATAACAAGTTAAAGGAAAGAAAATGATCAAACTGGAACTTAGCAAGATTAGATTGGACGGCGGTACCCAGCCCCGCAAGAGCATTAGTGAAGAGGCGGTAAGGAACTACACGGAAGTTCTGTTAGACGGCGTAAAAATGCCTCCTGTTACTGTTTTCTTTGACGGCAAGCACTACTGGCTAGCCGACGGATTTCACCGCTATCACGCACACAAGGCGGCTGGCTTCAAAGAGATCGAGTGCGAACAAATAAATGGCACAAAACGCGCCGCTTTTATTTTCTCTCTTGGCGCAAATGCTACCCATGGTATGCCTCGTACTAATGAAGAGAAGCGCGATACAGTCATCACGGCCTTGACTGATCCTGAGATATGCGAGATGGACGACAGGAAGATAGCCAAGATTTGTAATGTTAGCCATATGACCATCGGTCGCCTTCGCAAGGAGTTTGATTTACAGAAAGCTCCCAAGCCACCCAAGCCTCCTAAAGGCGGTAAGCCAGCAACTCCCAAGCCTCCACCAGCTCCGCCAGCAAAGCCTGAAGCATATGACCACAATGAAGATATGCTGAAAGAAATGGCTGCAGAGCATCAAGAGCTGGCGCAAGAGAACACCAAGCTCAAAGACCAGCTGGCGATCAAACAGCTTCCAGCTACCCAAGAGGCCAAGGCAGAAGTTGAGTCCACGATTCAATCTTTGCGTAAAGAAGTCTCAAACCTCGAGGCACAGTTGCGCTCCGTTACCTCATCGAGGAACGACTACCAGCAAAAGAATGCTGACCTCCTGAAACAAGTTACATACTGGAAACGCCGTGCAGAGAAGGCAGAAAAGGCTTAATCGATGTTAGAACTCAGACCTCACCAAACAGATGTGGTGCAGAAGATAGACGAGGGATTTGCCGACGGACATAGATGCCAGCTCCTGTACGCGCCTACAGGATTTGGCAAGACCGAGGTAGCCATGGCTATCATGAAAGAGCTGTCAGCCAAGTACAAGAAGACAGCCATGGTATTAGACCGCATCGTGCTAGTGAACCAAACCAGCACCCGACTGGCGCGTTATGGAATCAACCATGGCGTCATGCAATCAGACCATTGGCGGTATCGCCCGATGGAGCGCATCCAAGTCTGTTCCGCCCAGACTCTTGAGAAGCGCGATACCTTTCCTGACATCGACCTCATGATCATCGATGAGTGCCATGTCCAGCGCAAGAGCGTGATTGACTATGTCAAGAATAATCCTAGCCTCAAGGTAATCGGTTTAACTGCCACGCCGTTCACCAAGGGCTTGGGTAACACTTACTCAAATGTGGTTGGAGCCAAGTCCACGGGCGACCTGATTGATAGTGGCTGGCTGACACCGCTCAAGATCTTTATTGCCAAAGAGATTGACATGACGGGTGCCGACAAGAACGCATTTGGCGAGTGGAAGGAAGAAGAGGTAACCAAGCGTGGTATGCAGATCACGGGTGATATCGTCAGCGAGTGGATCAAAAACACAAACCAACTTTTTGGTGGCCCGAAAAAGACTGTGGTGTTTTGTGCTGGTGTGGATCATGGTCGTGACCTCGAGCGTCAATTCAAAGAACAGGGTTTCAACTTCGTAGCCATCTCGTATAAAGAGGACGACGAGTTCAAAGCCGACGCTATTGAGGAATTCAGCAAGCCTGATTCCGATATTCATGGTCTGATAGCCACGGACATACTAACTAGAGGTTTTGACGTCCCTGATGTGATGATTGGAGTGTCTGCCAGACCCTTTTCTAAGTCCTTTAGTAGTCATGTCCAGCAGATGGGACGCATCATGCGCCCGTTTGAAGGCAAGAAGTTTGGCGTCTGGCTAGACCATTCAGGCAACTATCTGAGGTTTCGCAACGATTGGGACAAGCTGTTTAGTGAAGGCGTGACTGATCTTGACGACAGCGTGGAGAAGACCAAGAAGGAGCTGACCGAGAAGGAGAAAGCCTCGGCCAAGTGTCCAGCTTGTAGCTCCCTGTGGGTTTGGTTTAGCAATGTCTGCGGTTTCTGTGGGCATGAAAAACGCCTCAAGCAAGTGATTGCTGTAGCTGGCGAGCTTCATGAGCTGGGCATGACCAGTAGACAGGCTCTTGCTGAGAATCAGAACTTCTACTCTGAGCTTTTGCACTACGCCAAAGCGCGCGACTACAAAGATGGATGGGCTGCTCATAAGTACAAAGAGAAGTACGGATACTTTCCTAATGGCTTACAAAAGACCACCCGTCCCACATCAGTTACCACCGCCAACTTCATTAAGTCAAGGAATATAGCGTGGTCAAAAGCAAAGGCGCGTGTATGAAAGCCACCGAGATGAGTAACAGAGAGCTGGCAGATTTAGCCTACGACTGTGGCATCTTGGTGCTTACAAAGATGGTCTTCGATGTGAGACTGAAGAAGTTTGTCTTCGATGAGCATGTACTGGAGGGTGATTTGATAGCCTTGAAACAGTTTGCACAGGAAGTAGCGAGATTGGAGCATGAAGATGAGCTTTGAGAGCTTCGCAATTGAGCATGGCCTACTGATAAATGGCCTCGAGCTAAACAAATGGATCAGGGTTGGCACAGTAGACCACCCGCAAAAGAAGAACGGGGCATACATCTTCGATGGTCAAGCTGGCGCGGTGATTAACTTTGCAGTCCACGATAAGCACCAAATCTACAAGTCCACATCAAACTATGTCTACGACCCTCATGCTGTAGCCATGCGCCAGCAGTTACAGAAGGAACGCCTCGAGCGACAGGAGAAAGCCAAGAGAAAAGCAGCCTACATCATTAGCCAAACCACCCAGTCCCGCCACCCCTACATGGTTCGGAAGGGCTTCGATATGAACTTATCGGTGTGGAAAGAGTTACTCGTAGTGCCGATGCGCGTTGGCTCTTTGCTAGTAGGTTGCCAATTAATAGCCCCAGATGGTGTTAAGAGATTCCTGACAGGGCAGATAACCAAGGGAGCTAGCCTAGTGATCGGGAAAGAAGGGCGCGATATTGTGTGCGAGGGGCTGGCGACAGGGATGTCAGTGCGTCGTGCAATGAAACATTTGCGCGCTCCAGCTCGAATCCATGTGTGTTTCTCGGCAAACAACATGGTAGATATAGCCTCGAGCTTGGTAAATCCGCTGGTTATCGCGGATAACGACGACACAGGCGTAAGAAGTGCCAAAAAAATAGCCTCGACCTATTGGCTAGGCGAGGCTGGGGAGGATTTCAACGATACAGAACAGAGACTCGGAACTGTGGAGGTTGCCGAATCTCTGGGTGAGTTTCTCTAGATTGCTTTGATTGCGTACTTCTTGATTGCGTACTTGACTGCTTCGTGCCACACACCCAGCGCGTCCATGGTGGCTGTGTGTTCGCTACTGTAGTCTATGTCTTCGCCCGTCTCGTAGCGTGTAACAAAGTCTTCGACAAGGTTTCTTGGCAAATGCCCTACATTGTTTTCGTAAGCATCCAAAAATGCTTTGCGTTCTTCTTGGTTCATTCTGGATTCTCCACATTTTTTTCAATCAAATCAACATTGTCAATTTCCATGTCGCCATATTCGTCAATGTCTTCGTCATATTGCGAGTCGGTAGAGAAACCATTGTTAACGCGAGCGAGCGCCTCATCTTCAGTTTCAGCGATTACCTTAGTGCGATACATCACTTCGCGCCTCCAATAAACAATGTATTCGTTCATTATTTTTTGCCTCCATCTGCGTTGAACATAGAAGGGGCAATGAGCTCACCATCTTCTTCGCCTGACTCAAATTTTGGTGCCGTCCAACCGCTACCATTCTTGGCTTTCAGGGATGCTATGGGAATGAATCGCTTGAGCAGAACTTCCCCATTCTTGTCAAATACATACAAGGCTAAGTCTTCTCTGCCTAAATATGCCTCGACATATCCGCTGGCTTCGCCAACATTGATAACTGCGCTCTTGACCTTGTTGTCAAGCATCTCTACTGATAGTTTCATACTTTCTCCTTTTCGTATTCAAAATCCAAATCAACACTCATAAAGTACAGCGACCGCCCATCTTTCAGCTCAACATAACAAAATGGATGATCGTCGGGGTGAGCGGGATCATCTCCATAGGTTGCGCCTTCCAACTCTTCTGCGCCAATAAAAAGGATTGGATCATTTAGGGTGTCGTAATTGCTAAAAGTAGTGGATGCTGGCACAGCTAACCCCTCCTCAATGAGGTCGGCTCTCATGGTAATAATGGTTTTCATGTTGCCCCCAAATCAGGATATAAAGCATCGATAGCACTTCCAATGGTGTCCCAGTTGATCCCATAGTTAGCGTCGTGTGATCTAACAATCAGCTCCATGACCTCCAAGATTTGCGCTTCGGTTAGTCTTGCATCCATGTTCTCAGCCACCGATTGAATGTCGTCTGCGTCCCAGCGGTCAACGATAACTGGATGCCCGTTTTCAATAATTAGTTTTGCCATTATTTGCCTTTCAAAGTTGTAACAAGTGCCAATATTCTTTTGTCCACTATATCCATGGACTCAAAGGATCCCCAGTCTTCTTCCCAAACTGCTAAGAATTCGGCACACTCGCTGGTTACCTCTTCGGATAACGCCTGATCAGGATCGCCATTTTGAGCTTGCACTCCCAGCTCGTATGCGCGCTCGATCATCTCTATTAACTTGTCTAGTTTCATGCTGTTTGCTCCACATTAATGATCACCCAGTCAGCTTGCCCGTCGGGCTTAAAGCTACCGCCATAAGCTTCTTTGCCCAGCGCAAAGGCCTCTTCTTCAGATTCAGCCTCGATCTCGAGCGTGTAATAGCTCAAGCTGGAGGCCGTGACTTTGTATTTATTCATTGGTACCTTTCGACATTTTGGATAGCACCGAAAGCTGTTGGCCTATGCCTAAGCCAGCTAGCGGTGTGCTCTTGTTTGAAAAACCAGTGGCAGCCGATGCATAAAATTTGCCCGCGAGAATCGTGGTCGGGCGGTCTTTATACTTCGACAGCTGTTTGGCTGTAGTCTTTGCCCACTCTGCGCGCCAGCTGGTCGAGCGACGCAACAGGGAGCAATCGTAGGGTTCAAGCATTTGGTCGGGTTGAACTACCCCATGCTGGGCAGAGAGAATCAGTATGTCGGCATCAGCTCTGAACGCGGATTTAACCGCGAGCTTGAAAGCTTGGCCTTGATACAGATCCACAGCGCGCGCGGGATAGCTCAACTTAGACTCGGAACAGGCAATCAGAAATAGCTTTCTCACTTAACGCCCCCATCTTCTTGCAAAGAATAAGTTTCGTACAAGTGGCTGGCAATCTCTGTCCAGTTGACATCCAAGAGAAACAGCAACGCAAGGTCATTGGCTAAGCTCTTCGTAAATTTGGTAGATTCACGCACTTGAATTTCAGCGTACATTCTTAGCTCTTCCCATAGCCAATCACGCATATTGGCCTGATCGTCGGAGAAATGGTCGTAGGGATCAAATCCATCAAAAAGCTTAAAGAAAATGTATTGCGTGGCGTGGTTTGACCAGCCTCCATATAGTTGTGTCATGCTATTCATTCCTTTCCATTTCCCAAGAAGCAATTGTTCCCTTGGGCAAATCAACATCGGTCTTGGACTCCCTTGTGCCGTCTGACCATGTCACAACAACGCACCAATCCTCTATTTCTAGTGGCTTTGTGTTGCGCGCCCAATCCAATAGCGCGGGATTGTTTTTAATCTTATTGAGTGCGCTACGCTCCTCATTGTCCAAGTCGTCATAACACTCCTCCATACTGTCGAGCGCATCCGATAGCGTGTCGTGCATATTCTCGTCACGATAGAGCTTGAGAGTGTGCTTTGCGCTTTCTGCGGTGTGAATAAAAAGTGTTCCCATGGTTATTCCTCCTCCTCAATTCGCTCGTCTGTATCTGCTTGGGTGTAATAGCTTAAAAATCTCTTGTCGTATGTGGAAAGCACTTTGTCTTTGCACTTAAAGCAAACCCGCGCTAGCGGTATGCCTCGTCCGTCGTTTTCCCACCAGCTCTCTTCTTTTGTGTGATCGCATCTCATGCTGTCTCCTTTTGACTTGTTTGTTTTACTTCGGTTATAAAAACATCAGCGTCGGGATACTTTGCGTGGTGTCCCTTGAGCACTTTTGTTGAGGCCTCGTAGGCGTCCTTGGCATTGATCACACTGCGGAGATATCCCCAGTCTTTTATCCAATAAACCACCATGTAATTTTTGGGTTCAGGTGCGTAAATACTCATTCTGTTTCCTAGTGAAGTTTGTAAGAGACAACTGCAGAGCTCCAGCAAGCCCGACAGTCTCGGCATTCACCGCCTTGAGCTGGTGCCATGCATTCCTTGCCCAAGGGTTTATCAGTATGGACATTCGATACAGTCACATTCTTGATGCCCTTGAGCGATACTGGAACAAGTGCCAATTTGTCGGGAAACATAGCCGAAAGCCGAACCACCAAATTCTTCGGCAATGAGCCGTGCTTGGCGATGTAGCTTTTAACTACAGCGTATTCCCGAGTCGGTAGCCAGTGCTTGGTTTTGGGTGTCAGCTGGGCAACGCGAGCGATTTTCTCCAAGTGCCAAAGCCCCTGTAGATCACCAGCGTCATGCCACCGAAAGTAGCCGTCAGCACCAATCAAGCTAACGATTGCATCCACCCACAGCGGATTGCTGAGAGAGTCGAGCCGAGCGAACTGCGCGGGTTTTACGCGGTTAGCGTAAACAGCGTACAGGCCTTTGTCAGCGTAACAGCTGGCGCACACGGAGCCAGCTTGTTGAGCCATTTTGTAGCCAGTCTTACAGGCCTCGGTTGGGAGACTGTAAGACTTGCATGGCATCTTGCTCGTTTGAGTGAGGGTGCCACAGACCGCCTGAGCGGTCTTGATCGAGATCACTCTCATCTAGCGTCAACTCGCAAAGGGGTATCGGCATTAGCTGGGTGCGTTACTGTGAAGGAGCGCATCCACTCCAACAGCGCGTCTTTCGCCTCATAGCGAGTCATGCCAAATTCTTCCTGTAGGTACGAACTGGCACCGAACATATTGGTTTCGCCTGAGTCGCGGAGCTCGAGTAAAAATTCGTGGATTTCTTGTTTGGTTGGCATGGTTAAGCTACTTTCTTAAATTTGAGTGTAAGGAGGGCTTCTGCGCGTCCAGCTGTGATGAGGCGTCGTGCCTCTGTGCGGTCGTGCGGTTTTTCTTTATCCAGCATGGATCGAATGGTGAACGCGATAGTCGAGTGACCGCGCTCGTACTTGTAGCCAGCTTTGAAGTAGTCGTGCTCGGTGTAAATCATGATTGCTCCTTGAATGAAGGATCAAGCCATAACAACAATTGAAACATCACCAGCGCGCCAGCTGTGATTGCTACAGTGTCCCAGCCAATATAGAGGGGACTGCTCGCGGGTATTGCTAGGTCGTTGCAGTAGATTCGTGCCATCACCACCATGCCCACCAGCATCCATGTCATTGCCTGTATCAGGCCTCTAACTATTTTTAATTCCATTTCAAATACTCCAGTTGTTGAACAAGACCGCATCTCTGCGGTTTCGGCTAATCAAGCCTCATCAGTTGTTCTGTGGATTTGCGCGTGGATCTCGTCCAGCTGGGCGAGCACTTGTTGGCGTGTGCCTGTGTAGCCCATCTTCTTCAATATCTTGAGTATTGATACGCCCCGAGAGACTTTGAGCCCGCTCATCTCGAGTTTTAACCCTTGGCGCAATGTCATGAGTCGAAAGAGCTCAATGTTCTGCTTGCCTGTGATGATCATGATTTGTCCCCATAGAATTTATTGGCCAGTGAATGCAGAACTTCGCGTGGTTCGGTGTCGAATGCCCCAAAGTCGGAGACATTTTCGAGAACTAGTTCCGCCTGTGTGAGTGCCATTCCCTTTGTCTCGCACTGGTTAAATGCGTCAGCGATGTGCTTGTTTAGGTAGTCAGCCACCAGCTCGACGAACTTCATGTTGGTGTACAAGTGCCATTGGCGCGGGGTTAGGTGAAGGGTTATCGTTTTAGTGATAACCATATTGCCGTGATCAAGCTTCATTGGATGCCTTAAATAAGTGTGGGTTGCAAGCTGGACTCCAAAACATTTCAGTTTTGATGCGGTCATATGTGGTGATCACAGAATCTGTGTTGGTGTACTTCTCTGTGATGTTGATCTTCCAGCCCGCAGACTTTGCGCGCTCGAGGTAGGCGGTAGCGTCGCAATCTTCTTCGAGATAGACTTTGTCGCCCTTGATGTATGAATAATTGCTAGGGGTTAAGTGCAATGCGTGGACATCAGTCGCGGGTATTTCGAGCCAGCCGTGCGATGGATCAGCATGGAATGTGAGCTTGCGTGTAGTTCTTTCAAACATTACTCGTCTCCCATAGTGATAGAGCCACAAGTATTGCCGTTGCTGTCCCAAATCTTTTCGCGCGTCAAGTCTTGGTCGTCACGCATATTGGTCGCAATAGATTCAAGAATAGATGCCACTTCGCCCCATGGATCGTCTTGGAATGCGTCATTAGCAGTGTTTATGGTGATAGTGATCATGCGTTGTAGCTCCCAAAGTGCATTGAAATGAGGGCTTTAGCAGACTCAATGTGAGCCATGTAGCGGACTTTGATCTCTAGGCATTCCTGATAGGTGCCTGTGTGAATGATCTCGTAAGACTGGCGTGGCGTCTCATCTTTACAGACAATGACATTGCCATTTCTATTGGACTGAGCGGTATACATCTAAACTCCTTTAAGTAGGTTTGTTAGGCACAACACATGACTAACACCTCTATCATGTATGGTATGTATATGGTTTGTCAAGCATTATTTTCATAGGGACTTACCCTGTAATACTTTTAGGGTGGAACTTGTTCCAGTTTGCAGCGCTTTTTGTAATGCTAGGGTTTGCAGTTACAGAGTGCGAGCGAGCTTATCCCTGTCGTGTGTGAGTGCATCCAACTCAGCTTGAGCGCGCGCGCGGATCTCAGCTTGGCGTCGGTCGTGGTCGTTAGAGAGTACAGCTCCAAGAGCACAGAGCGCGAAGGATAGATAGGCAATGAGAAAGATTAGATAGATCATGGTTACTCCAGTTACATATACATAGACTGGCAAGCCAAGCAAATGTAAGGGCGCTTTGCATTCGAGCGCGGGTTTGGTTATGCTTGTGGTTATTCCTCAGATATACCTATGGAAACACAATGCCACAAAAGCTAACGCGCGCGCAGATCAAAGAAGGGTTAGAACAGATCCCAATAGAAAGCTTGCTAAGTAGCGGAGCCAATAAGAAACCCAACTTAACCAGTAAGCAAAGAGAATTCGCCCGCAATCTCGCGCTTGGTAAGAGTAAGGCACAAGCATACAGAGACAGCCATAAGAAGAATCCAGCTCCCAGTACGATAGTAAATGCTCCCTATATGCTTGCCCGTGACTCAAGGATACAGCAAGAGGTCGAGGCCTATAAGCTGGCAATAGAGGCAGAGAAACATAGAACTCCTACTCAATTGAAGGCATTGCTTGTCCAACAGCTGGTGCAACACTCCCTTGACGGAGACTTTCCTCCCAGTGCGCGTGTGCAGTGCCTACGCCTGTTAGGCCAACTGTACGAGGTCGGAGCATTCGTGGAACGCAAAGAGATCACGACAGTCAATCGGAGCACGGATATCAGAGCGCGCCTACTCGCAACGCTTGGCACAGCTATCGATGTGGATGCTAAACAGATAGAGGACGACAGCGCGCAGTCATTGCTAGCGGAACTTGCACCAGCGCCAGCTCCTACGATTGCCGATCCCAGCGCCCCCACCGCGGGGGCAGACCCCCAAATCGACGCGCCCGCGTGGGTGTCTGGTTCACATACTGTTTCAGACATTCGATCACCAGAAAAAAATATTCAAAAGTTTTCCAACAAAAGTTTCAGGGGGGATGCCTCTGATATTGGCCAGACTACAGAGAAGTTTGAGGATATGCAATAGGCCCCCTTATGTTTTCTGATACAAAAGGGGTGGGGGGTATATTTTTGGAGAAACGCATGATTGATTTTGATGAGCTAGATTCCGACTTACTGAAGATTGATGGCTTTGATGAGGCTGCTATTGGTACTGCATGTATATGGAGAGATAACACTCGAGTAGATGTGCTTGTCTATAGCGGCGATGAGATAGTTGACATTCTTATGGCGCGCGACGGTATGGAGCAGTTTGAGGCTATTGAGTACATTGAGTTCAATATCGAAGGTGCTTATATGGGTGAAAGAACGCCCGTGATTTTTTGGAAACATTGAAATTGGAACTTGTTCCATCCTAAAAGTATTACAAGTGAATGATATGACTGAGAAACAGAGAACTATATATTTAGTTATAGACGAATGGTGGAAAAAGTTTGGTTACGGCCCGACTGTGGACGACGTTATGTTTATGACTGGAGATAGGGGTAGGGGTAATGTTCACCGTACTATGAAGAAGCTAGTAGAGATGGGCGCGTGTAAGAGACTAGCTAAGAGCGCGCGTTCTATACGTCCTAGCTATGTTAAGTTCAGAAGCCTCTCATGAAGACAATCATCCATGTGAACCAGCACGTTATAAAGTCCAACAGGAAGAATGGAGTCAATGAGCCCGTCCTTACTGTAAAGACTTATAAGGACAACAGATACGCCCATGAGGTGAGCGTCTTAGGCCCTAGCAAGATTGTCTATGCACCGGATAAACCACTGTCCTGTGGAGCGCATGTATGGATTGAGACTCAGAGCGAAGTAGTCATCATGCCCACTGACGAGGAATACCTAGAGGCTCTCGGGCCGTGCGGCAAATGAATATTGACGCGATCACAGAGAAGATCTCTAAGCTTCCAATCAATGAGCAAGAGGCTTTCTTTGAGTCTTTAGCGGAGTACGAGTCTTCCCTAAAGAGAGAGAAGGCTCAGGTTGACTTCAATAAGTTTGTCAAAGAGATGTGGCCGGGGTTCATTGACGGACGCCACCACAAGGTCATGGCGAAAAAGTTCCAAGAGATCGCAGAAGGAAAAATAAAGCGCCTGATCATTAATATGCCACCTCGGCATACAAAGTCTGAGTTTGCTTCCTTTCTTTTGCCCGCGTGGTTCTTAGGGAAGTACCCCGGTAAAAAGATCATCCAGACTTCTAATACAGCGGAACTCGCCGTGGGTTTTGGACGTAAGGTCAGGAACTTAGTGGATTCGGAACAATATGCAAAAATCTTCCCAAATGTCAATCTTAGGTCTGATAGTAAGGCTGCTGGCCGATGGGCTACTAATGCTGGTGGCGAGTATTTTGCTATTGGTGTTGGGGGTACCGTTACTGGTAAAGGAGCGGATCTCCTCATTATTGATGACCCGCACTCAGAACAAGAAGCCGCGCTAGCTTCTACAAGTCCAGAAATTTTTGATAAGGTATACGAGTGGTATACCTCTGGCCCGCGCCAGCGTCTCCAGCCCGGAGGGTCAATCGTCGTAGTTATGACGCGCTGGTCAAAGAAAGACCTGACCGGCCGTATTATCCAATCCTCTGTCGATAAAGACGGAAACGATGACTGGGAGGTCATAGACTTCCCCGCCATTCTTCCGAGCGGAAATCCTCTCTGGCCAGAGTTCTGGTCACTTGAAGAGTTGTTGGCTCTACAGTCAGAACTCCCTGCGGGAAAGTGGAACGCCCAGTACCAACAAAGCCCAACATCAGAAGAGGGCGCGATTGTTAAGCGAGAGTGGTGGAAGATATGGGAGCCAGACCGACCTCCCGTATGTGAGTTCATCATCCAGAGCTGGGACACCGCGTTTACCAAATCCGAGAGAAGCGACTACTCAGCCTGTACGACTTGGGGGGTGTTTTATAAAAACGAGAACCCCAATGACCCTAACGTGATCCTGTTGGATGCGTTCAAGAAGAGGATGGAGTTTCCTGAGCTAAAGGAGAAAGCGTTTAACCACTATAAGGAGTGGGAGCCAGACGCCTTTATCGTGGAAGCCAAAGCTTCTGGCGCGCCTCTTATTTTTGAGTTGAGGGCTATGGGGATCCCAGTATCTGAATTTACTCCTAGCAGAGGGAATGATAAGATGGTGAGGATCAATTCTGTATCTGACTTATTTGCGAGCGGTAAAGTGTGGGCTCCGTCTACAAGATGGGCCGATGAGCTGATAGAAGAGATGGCAGCATTTCCAAATTCAGACCACGACGACTTAGTTGACTCTACTACCCAAGCTCTTATCAGATTCAGGAAGGGTGGTTTTTTACGTTTGAATAGTGACGAGGAAGATGAGCCTCTAAGATTCAGGCGCAAGATGGCATATTACTAAGGACGATCATGATTGAAAAAAGTCTATACGAAGCGCCGGAAGGTTTGGAGTCTCTTGACTCTGGAGAGTCCGATATTGAAATTGAAATCGTTGACCCCGAAGAACTCAATGTCACCATGGGGGACATGCAGATCACTCTAAACGGTGACGATATAGAAAACTTTGACGAGAACCTTGCCGAAGTTCTCCCAGATGATGTTGTTTCCAACATTGTCCAAGACTTAATCTCCGACTTTGAAGACGACGTCTCTTCTAGAAAAGACTGGATGCAGACCTACGTCGATGGATTAGAACTTCTAGGCATGAAGATAGAGGAAAGAGCTGACCCATGGATCGGCGCTTGTGGTGTTTACCATCCCCTACTCTCCGAAGCACTGGTTAAGTTCCAAGCTGAGATCATGATGAGCACATTCCCAGCCGCTGGGCCTGTGAAAACTCAGATCATTGGCAAAGAAACCCAAGAAAAGAAGGACGCTGCGACTCGAGTTCAAGATGATATGAACTATGAGCTCACAGATCGCATGACAGAGTTCCGCCCTGAGCACGAAAGAATGCTGTGGGGTCTAGGTCTGTCAGGAAATGCGTTCAAGAAAGTTTACTTTGACCCCGCAAAAGACCGTCAGACGTCTATTTTTGTGCCGGCCGAAGACATAGTCGTCCCTTATGGAGCTTCTGATATCGAAACTTCAGAGCGCGTAACCCACGTTATGCGTAAAACAGAGAACGATCTACGCAAACTACAGGTAGACGGCTTCTATTTAGACATTGATCTGGGCGAACCAGAGAACAACCTAGACGAAGTAGAGAAAAAGATAGCCGAGAAGATGGGATTCAAGGCTACTTCAGATGACAGGTACAAAATTCTTGAGATGAATGTCAACTTAGACCTCGAAGGGTTTGAGCACAAGGACAAAGACGGCGAACCCACTGGGATTGCACTGCCGTATATTGTTACAGTCGAAAAGGGAAGCCAAAAATGTTTGGCTATCCGCAGAAACTGGCATCCAGAGGATAAAAAACACCAAAAGCGCCAGCATTACGTCCATTACGGTTACGTTCCGGGCTTTGGTTTCTACTGTTTTGGCTTAATCCACTTAGTTGGAGCGTTTGCTAAGTCAGGAACATCCATTCTGAGACAGTTAGTCGATGCTGGAACTTTATCTAACCTACCCGGCGGCTTCAAAACCCGTGGCCTACGCACTAAAGGAGATGACACTCCTATCGGGCCGGGCGAGTGGAGGGATGTTGATGTTCCAAGCGGGGCTATCAAAGACAACATTATGGCTTTGCCTTACAAAGAGCCAAGCCAAGTCCTTGCTGGTCTATTAGATAAGATCGTAGAAGAGGGAAGACGCTTTGCCTCGGCCGCTGACATTCAAGTTGCCGATATGTCTGCCAACTCTCCGGTTGGAACAACCCTTGCGATCCTAGAGCGCTCTTTAAAAGTGATGACTGCCGTACAAGCGCGCATTCACTACTCCTTTAAACAAGAACTCTGCCTATTAAGAGACATCATCCGCGACTACACACCGCCTGATTACTCTTATGAACCAGTCGAAGGCAAGAAGACCGCTAAACAATCTGACTATGATTTAGTTGATGTCATTCCAGTGAGCGATCCAAACGCCGCAACCATGGCGCAGAAGATTGTTCAGTATCAAGCGGTGATCCAGCTGGCGCAGCAAGCTCCACAGATCTATGACCTCCCCCAGCTCCATCGCCAAATGCTAGATGTTCTGGGTATCAAGAACGCGCAGAAACTAGTCCCCCTAGAGGATGACGAGCGCCCAATTGATCCAGTCTCTGAGAACATGAATGCACTCAAAGGTAAACCTATGAAGGCGTTTATCACTCAGGATCAGGACGCGCACATTGCCGTCCATCAGGCATTCCTGCAGGATCCCAACATCATGCAAACGATTGGCCAAAACCCACAGGCCAACCAAATCATGGCGTCATTACAAGCCCATATTGCCGAGCACTTGGGTTTCCACTACCGCAACGAAATAGAAAAGCAAATGGGAGTCACCCTCCCAGAGCCCGGAAAACACTTGCCGCACGAAGTGGAGAACGAGCTGTCCAAGCTTATCGCTCAGGCCAGCAAACAGCTACTCGACGAAAACAAAGCCGAGGCAGCACAACAGAAGAACCAGCAGTTGGCACAAGATCCACTTGTTCAGATGCAACAAAAGGAATTGGCCATCAAAGAAAAAGACGTTGGCATCAAAGAGCAAAAGGTCATGGCCGAAGCTCAAGCCAAGCAAGCCCAAATCGCCAACGAGTCCACTCGTATTGCGAACCAGAAAGAAGTTGATCTCTTGCGTATCCAAGCCGATACCCAAAAGCATGGCAGCTCTCAGAGCCAAGCCGCTGGTCTGGAGCGCCTACGCCTCGGTGTAGACGCCGCCAAGACAAATGCCCAGTTGGCTGTGCAAAGAGAGGCGCAACGAAAGGTTAATCAATGATTGACAAGTACCTAGAACTTTTGACCGGCAAGGTCAATGACAAGATTTTGCAACTTCAAGAAGCCATGGCAGATGGAAATGCCAACGACTTTGCGGAGTACAAAAAGATGTGTGGAGAGATTAAAGGTCTTCTCACCGCGCGTTCCTTTATCCAAGACCTACACGAAAGATTGAAACAAGATGACGACGACGAGTGAATCAGTAGATTTACTGAAAGCAATTGACTTAACAGGACTATTGCACAAAACAGCAGACGAGAAAGCCAAACAACTCCCTACCCCCTCTGGATACCGCATTCTGTGCGCCATCCCAGAACAGGACAAAGAGTTTGACAGCGGAATCATCAAAGCTGACGAAACTATCATGATTGAAGAAACCCTGACAACCGTGTTATTTGTGGTTGCTATGGGGCCAGACTGCTACAAGGATCCAAGTCGTTTCCCGACCGGCCCTTATTGCGAGGTTGGTGACTTTGTTTTGATTAGACCCAATGCTGGAACCCGACTGGTTATCCATGGTAAAGAATTCCGAATGATCAATGATGATTCGGTTGAAGGTACCGTTGACGATCCACGCGGAATTCGGCGCAAATAAGGAGCAGAAATGCTAGATGAATACAAATTCCCCGATGAAAAAGAAGACAAAGATAAAGTAGATGACGAGATAGAACTCGAATTCGAAGACGATACTCCTACTGAAGACCGGAACAAAGACCCGCTCCCAGAGGAAGTTAGAGAAGAACTCTACAACGATGAGCTAGAAGACTACTCGACCAAGGTCAAGAAGAAGCTTATCCAGATGAAGAAGCTGGCGCATGACGAGCGTCGGGAAAAAGACGCCGCTAGACGCGAGCAAGATGAGGCTGTTGAGCTGGCTAAAAGGGTAATTGAGGAGAACAAACGCCTCAAATCCACCCTAAACGACAGCGAAAAGAACGTCTTATCGTCTATCCAGCGCGCAGTTGACTTGGAACTTGAGGCGGCAAAGCGGGCTTACCGAGAGGCTTATGACTCTGGGGACACCGAAAAGGTAATGGAAGCTCAGGAAAAATTAACCGAAGCGTCGATAAAACGCGACAAAGTTAAGAATTACCGACCAGCGCCTTTACAAACCGAAGAGTTTGAGGTACAAACGCCCACAAGGCAACCAGAGCGAGTGCCTGTTGATAACTCAGCAGTAGCTTGGCAGAAACAGAATACTTGGTTTGGAGCCGACAAGTTGATGACAGGTATGGCCTTGGCCATGCACGAACAACTAAAAGAAGAAGGAGTAGTCCTTTCTTCACAAGAGTATTACAGACGTATTGATGAAACGATGCGTCACCGGTTCCCAGAGCAATTTGAGAACAACAAACCCGGCGAAAGTCGCGGCACAAAACCAAGCTCGGTAGTGGCTCCAGCCAACCGCAGCACATCCTCAAAGCGTGTCAGGTTGAACACAAGTCAACTCAACATTGCTAAAAAACTAAACCTAACTCCTGAGCAATATGCTAGGGAGATGCTTAAATTGGAGGCCTAAATGGCTGAAAACAGAAAACCTCGGGAACTTGAAGAACGTGTAATAGAAGAGCGTCCAAAGCAGTGGATGCCAGCTGAACTTCTTCCAGAACCAGACAAAGAACCCGGGTACCGTTATCGCTGGATTCGTGTTTCAAACTTAGGCGCAGCTGACCCGCGCAACCTCTCAGCCAAACTGAGAGAGCATTGGGAACCAGTAGCACTAGAAGAGCAACCGAAGTTCAGACTGCTAGCCGATCCGACTAGTCGATTCAAAGACAACATCGAAATTGGCGGGTTATTGCTCTGCAAGACTCCGAATGAGTTGGTAGAACAGCGTAATGCACATTACGCCAAACAAGCCAATGCTCAAGCGGAAGCTGTTGACAATAGCTTAATGCGTCAAAGTGACCCGAGAATGCCTCTCTTTAGAGAGAACAAGTCCTCGACAAGCTTTGGCAAAGGTGCTTAACTTTTTATAGGAGTCTTAAATGGCTTATCCCACCGTCAACAAGACGTATGGTTTCAAACCTCTAAATCGATTAGATGGTCTTCCATACGCCGGAGCGATCCGTCAAATCCCCATCGCGGCTGCTTACGCTACCGCAATCCTCAACGGCGATACTGTTCAAGTTGACACAAACGGCTACTTAGTAGCTTCTACTGTTACTAGCTCAGGAAACATCGTTGGCGTGTTGGTTGGTTGTGCTTATACAAACTCTGCTGGTCAACCAGTTCAGGGCCAGTATTACCCAGCTGCTACCTCAACTTCTACAGCATTGGCTTTCGGCTATGTTGTGGATGATCCAAGCGCTATATTTAAGGTTGTTGCTACTGTTGCCGCCGGAACTACTCCCACAGCTTATAGCCGTGCGATTGTTGGTTCTAACGTGGCTATCGTTCTCAACGTGGGCTCCACCACTACTGGTGACTCGTACTATGGTATTGACGGTTCTTCCGCCAACACTACTAATACGCTGCCTGTTCGCGTAGTTGATGTTGTTCCAGATACTGCGACTGGCCCTGCCAACGTAGCTGCCTCGACTTATTACGAGTTCCTTGTTAAATTTAACACCGCACAGTACAACAGTACTACCGGTATCTAAGGAGTAATTAATCATGGCAATTTCACGCGCACAACTACTTAAAGAGTTGCTCCCCGGACTTAATGCATTGTTCGGCCTTGAGTACGCCAAATATGGCGAAGAGCACAAAGAGATCTACGATACAGAGACATCTGAGCGTAGCTTTGAAGAAGAAACAAAACTGTCTGGTTTCTCAGCAGCTCCTGTCAAGAACGAAGGCTCTGCCATCGCTTATGACAATGCTCAAGAAGCATGGACAGCTCGTTACAACCACGAAACCATCGCTTTGGGTTTCTCGCTGACCGAAGAGGCCATCGAAGACAACTTGTACGACAGCTTGTCTGCTCGCTACACCAAGGCACTGGCCCGTGCTATGGCTTACACCAAGCAAGTTAAGGCTGCTGCAGTCTTGAACAATGGTTTTACCGCTGGTTATACCGGTGGTGATGGCGTAGTTTTGTTCAGCGCTTCACATCCCTTGATCACTGGTGGCGTTAACAGCAACATCCCATCTACCGCAGCTGATTTGAACGAGACTTCCTTGGAAGCCGCCGTTATCCAGATCTCCTTGTGGACAGACGAGCGTGGCCTGTTGATCGCAGCAAAGCCTAAGAAGCTGATCGTTCCTCCATCATTGATGTTCGTTGCTACTCGCCTCTTAGAGACTGAGTTGCGCGTCGGTACTACCGATAACGATATCAACGCATTGAAGAACAACGGCTCTATCCCTGATGGATACGCTGTAAACCACTTCTTGACCGACACAAACGCTTGGTTCT